TTTAGTCGATGAGCATGATGCATGGTCTAACGCAGTTGCGCTTAAGCGTATTCCTTCATCACAAGTTAGTCACTCTGCTCCTCGTTATAACTGGATCTCTGGTACTACATACTCAGAATATGATGATTTAGATTCAGCATTATCAACTAAACAATATTATGTTGTTACTGACGAACTTAACGTTTATAAGTGTATTCAAGCAGGTGCTGGCGCATCAGTTATTAAACCAACATCTACATCTACTGCAATTAGTACAACTGCTTTAGGTGATGGATACCGTTGGAAGTTTATGTTCAACATTGCTGGTAACGATGTTAATAAATTCTTGACAAACACATTCATTCCAGTTAAGAAGTTAACTAGTGATGATGGTTCTATTCAATGGAACGTACAATCTGCTGCAATTAATGGTGCAATTCATCGTATTCGTTTAACTAGTGCTGGCGCTGGATATGCATCTGCACCAACAGTTACTATTGACGGTGATGGCACTGGCGCAACAGCAGAAGCTATTATCTCTGGCGGTGTTGTTACTGGTATCAATATGTTGACATACGGAACTGGTTATAGCAAAGCGGTTGTAACACTAAGCGGTGGTAACCCTTCAACAGCAGCAACTGCACGTCCAGTTGTATCTCCACATGGTGGACACGGTTCAGATCCTATTACTGAACTTGGTGGTTTCTATGTAATGATTCAAGTTTTACTTGAAGGTGCTGATGGTTCAGGTGACTTTGTAATTGATAATGATTACCGTCAACTTGGTATTGTTCGTAACCCATATGATTATGGTACAACAACAATCGCAACATCAACTACTAAGTCTGCACTAACTGTTCTAAATCATGGAACGACAAGTGGTGGTTCATTTAGCCGCGACAGCGAAGTTGTTGGTGGAACATCAGGTGCTAAGGGTTATATTGTTAGCGTTGGCACTGGCATTGTGAAAATTTATCAAAACGATTCTACTGGTTATAAAGCATTTACTACTGGTGAGCTTATTACTTCCGGTGCAACTAGTGCTACATTAAACACTATAGATAACCCTGAGATTAAAAAATATTCTGGCGAGGTTCTATACATAGAAAACCGCAGTCCAGTAAATCGTGCGTCAAATCAAACTGAAGACGTACGCTTAGTAGTTGAAATGTAAAGAGAAAGATACAAATGACATTAAAGGTCTATAACGGCGATCCATACTTTGACGATTACTCAGACGATAAGAAGTTTTATCGTGTGTTGTATCGTCCAGGTGTTGCGGTTCAAGCACGTGAACTTACTCAAATGCAGACAATCATTAACGAGCAAGTTGCACGTTTTGGTCGCCACATGTTTGAAGAAGGTGCGATGGTTATTCCAGGTGGAACTACACTTGATTTAGAATATGGCTTCATTAAACTTGAAGACCTAGCACCAAACAGTTCAGACGTTGCTACATACCTAAATGAATTTGTTGATACAATCATCACTGGTCAAACAAGTGGTATTACTGCTCGCGTAGTAAATGTTGCTGCTTCTACTGGAACTGATCCTATCACATTGTTTGTTAAATATACAAACTCTGGTACAAACAACTCTACAAAAACATTTGCAGCAGGCGAAATCATTGCATCAAATGGCACAAACCTTCGTTCAGCTTCTATTCAAACTGGATCTGATAAAGTAGGTTTTGGTTCAGCAGTATCTGTTGCTCGTGGCGTGTATTTCGTTTCTGATATGTTTGTTCTTGTTGAAGATCAAACAATCATCTTAGAAAAGTACAGTGTTACTCCAACATATAAAATTGGTTTTGCCGTAAACCAATTAACAGTAACATCACAAACTGATTCATCATTAAACGATAACGCAAACGGTTCTCCAAACTACGCAGCTCCAGGTGCACATCGTTATAGTATTACCCTAACACTAACTAAGCGTGCTCTTACAGATACAACTGCAAGCTTTGTTCAAATCATGCAAATTGAACAAGGTATCGTGCGTTCTAAAGTACGTTCAACTGATTACTCTGTAATTGAAGAAACATTAGCTCGTCGTACATTCGACGAATCAGGTAACTATACAGTTAAGTCATTCAACATTGAAGTTCGTGAACATTTAAAAGACGGCGACAATCGTGGTATCTACTTAGCGTCTGATGGTGGTTCAGAATCTAAACTTGCTGTTGGTATGGAATCTGGCAAAGCTTATGTTCGTGGTTTTGAAATTGAAACATTGGCAACAAATTACATTGATGTAGATAAGTCACGTGAATTTGCTTCAGACAATAACGTTGCAGTTCCATTCAATCTTGGTGCGTACATTAACGTTACTGGTTTATATGGTGTACCAAATACAACATCATTCCCATTAGTATCATTACGTAACGCAACAGTAGTTACTGGTGGATCTGCGTCAGGTTCACAAATTGGTACTGCGCGTGTACGTGCGATTGAACACTTCTCTGGTACATTGGGTAACTCAGCTGCAGTGTATCGTGTATTCTTGTTTGACATTAAGATGAATACTGGTGTCAATTTCTCTACAGTAAAATCTGTATATGTTGCTGGTACTCCACCAACTACAGCTAATATTGTTTTAGAATCTGGTGAAGCAATTCTTCAAGACACAAGCACTAATGACTTACTAGTTAAAATGCCATATGACGTGATTAAACGTATTCGTGGCACTGGTGGTACTATTGATACCAACTACTCAGTTCGTCGTGTTTACACTGGTTCACTTGCAAACGGTCAAGTTCAATTGACTGCTGGCGTAAATGAGCAATTCATTACACCATACGCTAGTCGTGACTTCTTAATGGTTCGTACTGACACTGGCGCAATTCTTAACTTAGATTCAGCTTACACTGGTTCTGGTGGCGGTGCACGTGTTGTATTATCTGGTACTCCTACAGGTAAGAACATCTTAATCAAGTTAGATGATTTAGGTTTAACTACACAATCATTCTTGTTAATTGCAACAGTGTACAAACAAGAAGCTGTAGAAAAGCAAAAGACTTTAGTTAGCAATTACAACCTAAACATCACTTCACCAAATGCAACTCCAGGTAACTATGATACGCTTGGTAAAGCTGACATCTTTATGCTTAAAGGCGTATACATGTCTACAGGCACAGGTGTTAATGCTACTACATCAAGTCAAAACGTAACAGATCGTTATGAGTTAGATAATGGTCAACGTGACAACTTCTATGATGTTGGTCGTATCAAACTTAAAACTGGTATGCCAGCACCAACTGGTCGTCTATTAGTTGTGTTTGATTATTTCACACATGGCGCTGGAGATTATTTCTCAGTTGATTCATATGTTGGTCAAATTTCTTATGATGAGATCCCTACATACCAATCACGTTTTGAAGCGTTTGCTTTACGTGATACATTAGACTTCCGTCCACGCGTACGTGATGATGGAACATCTTATGTAAACGATGTGGGTAATAACATCACAGGTGCATCTCTTGTAGAAATTCCACGTATTGGTGATAACATCCGTACTGACTTTGACTTCTATCTTGCACGTATTGATAAGTTATATCTTGACGCAAAAGGTAATTTTGGTGTAGTAAAAGGCGTGTCTTCATTGACACCTAATGCACCTAAAGATCCAGATGATGCAATGGTTCTATATGAAATTGCATTAAAGCCATACACATTTGGTCCACAGGACGTTATCCCTACGTTGGTAGATAACCGTCGTTACACAATGCGTGATATTGGACGCTTAGAACAACGTATTAAGAACCTAGAATATTACACATCACTTTCATTACTTGAAAAAGAAACTGCTGACTTGCAAATTCTTGATGTGAATAACGTTGACCGTTTTAAAAATGGTTTCATTGTAGATCCATTCTATGGTCACAACATTGCAAACCCAGGTGACCCAGATTACCACGTTTCAATTGACGCTGAAAAAGGCGAGGCTCGTCCACAATTCTATGAAGATACTGTTCGTCTAACATATAACGCTACAGATTCTACAAACATTCAAAAGACTGGTGATGTTCTAACATTACCATATACACATGTTTCATACATTAATCAACCAACTGCATCACGTACTGAGTTTGTTAACCCATTCGATGTGATTAAGTTCGTTGGTATTATGGATCTATCTCCAAGTTCTGATGACTGGAAAGATACAGAAACACGCCCTGAACTTATCGTTGATAATCAAGGTTTGTTTGATGTTGTTAACTTCCTTGCTGACGAATCAGGTGTGCTTGGAACAGTTTGGAATGAATGGCAAACTCAATGGACTGGTCGTTCATTAACAAATAACAGCTCTGTAACTTCAGGTTCAAACTGGAGAACAACTACAACTGATGTTATTGAAACAATCCAATCAGCTCAAGCTCGTGCAGGTATCCGTACCTCAGTTGCTCCAGACACAATTCAATCATCACTAGGTGAGCGTGTTGTTGACGTGCGTATGGTTCCATTCATTCGTTCACGTAGAATTAAGTTCAAAGTTATTGGTCTTAAGCCAAATACAAGAATGTATCCTTTCTTTGAAAGCATTCCAGTTTCTGACTTCTGTAAACCAATTACTACATTCACACGATTCTCTGACGTGCCAGTTGATGCAGAACCAAATACATCAGCATTGCGCCACCCAGACTTAACTGCATTAGATATTACCAACCAAACAAATGCGTTGATCTCTAATGCTTCAGGTGAATTAGTTGGTGAATTCTATATTCCTAACACATCAGCAATTAAGTTCCGTACTGGTGACAGAACATTCCGCTTATCAGACGACATTAATAATAACTTTGAATTAGCAACATGTTCATCACAAGCTACTTACACTGCATCCGGTTTAACAGAAACTTTACAAGAAGTTTCTTTACGTTCACCAAGTTTACAACAAACTAATGTATCTGAAACACGTACAGTTACTAACTCACGTTTAATTAACACATTTGTTAACACTGAGCGTTGGGATCCACTTGCACAAACATTCTTGGTTGATAAACCAGGTGGTGTGATGATTACTAAGTTAGATCTATTCTTCTCTGAGAAAGATGCTAACATTCCTATCACAGTACAAATTCGTACAGTCGATAATGGATACCCAACTACTACAGTCGTAGGATTTGGTCAAGTTACACTACCAGCAGCATCTGTGAATGCTTCAACTGATGCGTCCGTTGCAACTACATTCACATTCCCTGCTCCAGTATTCTTGAATCAAGGCCG